CACACCTCGGACAACCTGCTCCGTTTCATATACCTCGCCTCTGACGGCACTGTGGCAGGCAGCACAGCAGATCCGGTTCTCGGTTTGTACGATAACCTTACCTATACGGAAACCGGAAGGATATCACCAGATGAATCGGTGTCATGTCCAAGCATAAAAAAAGTGGCTCATTACGGAGCATACGGCTTCTGGAGTGCCGAAGGAGACCATCGATTTGTGATGTATATGCTGCCGGCCGATATCACGAATTCCTTTATCGATGGTTCGGTTAAATTCAGCATCGGCAGCGAGGTCTCACAGATGTCCTGCACCTTGCTTAACATTAAGGGTGCGCTTCTCAATCGCTACCGGGCTTTCGTGACACCGGGCACCAAGATGGAACTGTACTTTTCCCTCGGCAGCAGCGGAGAAATCCCGCTCGGCATCTTTTACATCGACCGTGCTTCGGTATCGTATCCGGATGAAAAGGTTTCGGTATCTGCCAGAAATGCAATCGGAAAGCTTCTGAAGGAACAGACCTTCAACGAAGACAACACCTTTGAAGAAACAACGCTTCAGCAGAACCTGCAGGAGATTCTTCGCCTCGCCGAGGTTGAGAACTTTTTTGTCGGAGAGAGCACAAAGACATGGAAACTGCGCTTTGAACCGGATGTCAGCATACTGGACGGCATCAAGCGGGTGATTTCGCTGCTTGACGGCTGGAAGGTCGATGAAACGGCAAATGGCGTAATCGGCGTGGCGGCCGCTACCGATGCCCGCTTCGACCAGCCCTCCGTGTATACCTTCGAGCGCGACAAGACCTGCTGGAGCTACAGCGTGGAATATGACGATTCGGAGGCAGTCAGCAGGGTTTGCGTCACCTGTGCCGACCCGGAAAACACGGTTTATGCTACAGTCCCCAGAAGCAAATGGTGGGTTCAGCCCTCCCACCGAACGAACTACGTTACGGCAGCCGACGGTGCGACGCTTGCTGAAATAACGGCTATGGCCGAGGAATTGGCGCAGACCATCGCAATATCCGGCAGGCAGGAGAGCTTCGTCGGCATCTTCACGCCCCAACTCACCATCGGCGATGAGGTGCTCATTGTCAGCGGTGCAAAGACCGAAACCATCGGTACCGTCACCGATGTTACACACAATTTCGGTAAAGGCGGTTTCTATACTGCGTTCACTGTGGACAGCGGTGGACGAAAAGGCAAAGCACGGCTTTCAGATTTAATCGGCAAAGCATCTGAAAAGTCCAATCTGAACGGCGTGACTATTTATTAAGGGAGGAATATCAACATGAAAGAAATCTGGAATTGGATTCAACTTTTGCTCGCTGCTATCGGCGGCTGGTTCGGTTGGTTTCTCGGAGGATCTGACGGCTTTCTCTATGCGCTTATCGTATTCGTGGTTATCGACTATATCACCGGAGTGATGTGCGCCATTGTAGACCACAAGTTATCCAGCGAGGTCGGCTTCAAGGGTATCTGCAAAAAGGTGCTCATTTTTATGATGGTTGGTATCGGAAACATTATTGACGTCCAAGTACTGGGGCAGGCCGGGGTGTTGCGTACTGCGGTCATCTTCTTCTATCTATCCAATGAGGGTGTGTCAATGCTTGAAAATGCTGGACATCTCGGACTACCCATCCCGGCGAAACTAAAAGATATTTTAGTACAGCTTCACAGCAGATCGGAGGATAAATAGATGAACCTGCATAAACTCATTCTGACCAACAATGCCTGCTACAAAGCGGGCATAACTATCACACCGAAAGGTATCATGGTGCATTCAACAGGGGCAAATAATCCGTGGCTGAAACGCTACGTCGGCCCCGATGATGGTCTGCTCGGAAAGAACCAATACAATAATCACTGGAATCAAGACAAGCCCGGTGGCCGTCAGGTCTGCGTCCATGCTTTTATTGGAAAGCTGGCTAATGGCTCTATCGCAACATACCAAACCCTCCCGTGGAATCATCGAGGTTGGCATGGTGGCTCCGGTTCAAAAGGCTCAGTCAACGATACTCATATCAGTTTTGAAATTTGTGAAGATGGACTGACCGATGCTGCCTACTTCAATGCTGTGTATAAAGAAGCAACTGAATTATGCGCCTATCTTTGCAAAGAGTACAAGCTCGACCCAATGGCAGATGGCGTGATCATTGGGCATTACGAAGGGCATAAGCGCGGTATCGCCAGTAACCATGCCGACCCCGGGCACTGGTTTCCTAAACACGGGAAGTCAATGGATACTTTCCGTACCGAAGTTAAAAAGTTGCTGTCAGCAATAGAAGCACCTACCTCCACCGATCCAAAGAAACTGTACCGAGTTCAAGTCGGTGCATACTCTGTCAAAGCTAATGCTGACACCATGCTTAAGAAAGTTAAAGAGGCAGGATTTAAGGATGCTTTCATTAAATATTCGTGATAACTATTATCATGCCCGCGGAGCGTAAAAACTCTGCGGGCTTTTTTTATTTATAGGTGTATAAAACGCTCCACTTTTCTCCGTATAGCGAGGAGGTGGTTTCTCGTGTTCAATGAACAGAAACTTGAGTTAATGCGTTGCCCTATTGGCGAAGGGTTGAAAATCGATGGTGAAATGAACTCTACTCCGCATGAGCAAATGCAGCGCGAAGTTGATTATGTGAGAGCACAGCAAATACTCACTTCTATGCTTGAGAAAGGTTTAATTACCTTGTCGGAATTCAACAAGATAACCGAATTAAATCGCAAAACTTTCTCGCCGCTATTAGCCGAGATTATGCCTTGAAATCGTTGATATAACTTCGTTTCAGAGGTAATATGTCACACTGACTAAGGAGGTGAGAATTTGAAAAAGGTAACGAAAATTGCTCAAAACACGGCCAATTTAACCGAACAGACTAAGTTGCGGGTTGCGGCCTACTGCCGTGTATCTACCGACAGTGATGAACAACTCGAAAGTCTGGATGCTCAAATAAAGCATTATGAATCCTACGTCAATGCAAATCCTGAGTGGGAGTTCGCCGGGCTCTATTATGATGAGGGCATCTCCGGAACAAAAAAGGAAAAGCGGCCTGAATTGCTTCGAATGATTGCAGACTGTGAAGACAGAAAAATAGACCTCATTGTAACGAAGTCTATCAGCAGATTTGCTCGAAATACAACCGATTGTCTTGAACTGGTCAGAAAGCTACTTGACCTTGATGTTTTCATTTATTTTGAGAAAGAAAATATTAACACCGGGTCAATGGAAAGCGAACTCATGCTGTCAATCCTGTCTGGACTGGCCGAAAGCGAATCGGTCTCCATCTCCGAGAACAACAAATGGTCGATAAAGCGCAGATTCCAAAATGGTACATATAAAATATCTTATCCGCCTTACGGCTATGACAATGTAGACGGTGAAATGGTTATCAATAAGTCTCAAGCTAAAATTGTCCGCTTCATCTTTGCCGAGATTTTGTCCGGCAAGGGTACTCATAAAATCGCTAATGAGTTGAACAGACGAAAGGTACCGACCAAAAAAGGCGGTCGCTGGACATCAACGACGATACGCGGGATGGTTAGTAACGAAAAGTACACAGGCGATGTCATTTTTCAAAAGACCTTTACTGATGAGCACTTCAACCGCCACAACAACAATGGAGAAAAAGATCAATATCTAATTCGAAATCATCACGAGCCGATTATCAGTCATGAGGATTTTGAGACCGCACAGGATATCATTGATCAGCGAGGTAAGGAAAAAGGGCTGGAAAAGCAAAACACAAAATATCAGAACCGTTATCCCTTTTCAGGCAAAATTATCTGTGGCCAGTGCGGTGGCACATTTAAACGCAGAAGTCACTCAAGCGGAAGACATCGAATTGCTTGGTGCTGCTCCACTCATATTGCAGACATCAAGAAATGCTCTATGAAATATGTGCCGGAGTCTGCTATTGAATATGCGTTTGTTACCATGATGAACAAGCTCATTTTCGGACATGTAGTTGTTCTAAAACCATTGTTAGTCAGTCTGCGTGGGATGAATTCAGATGATACTTTGGAGAGCATTCAGGCGATTGACAAGAAACTCGAAGAAAATGTGGAACAACGAAATGTACTGGTTGGGCTAATGACCAAAAAATATCTTGAGCCTGCCGTTTACAATAAGAGCAACAATGAATTGTTGCAAGAGGCAGAACGCCTGCGTCGCCAAAAGGAATCCATAACGCGATTCTTGAATAATGACTTCCAAAACCTAAGTGAAGTCAGTGCTCTGCTGCAGTATGCTGCCAAGGCATCGATGTTGAAGGGCTTTGACGGTGAATTGTTTACCCGTTTTGTGGAGAGGGTTCTTGTTTATTCACGAGCGGAAATTGGATTCGAATTAAAATGCGGCATTACGCTAAAAGAAAGGCTGGTGAGGTAAATGAGTCATACACCATTCGGCTACCGGATTGAAAGTGGAAAAGCCGTAATTAATAAAGAGGCTGCAGAGCAGATAAAAGTATTATTTCAATCCTACCTGAGCGGCGATTCCTTGGCTACGGCCGCAAAGAAAGCGGGTATTAAAGCTTTCCATTCCGGTATCGGCAGGATGCTACGAAATACCCGATACCTCGGTGATGAGTTTTATCCGCCGATTATTGACAAAGACACTTTCAACACTGCCGAGGCAGAACGAATTATGCGGGCGGAAAGACTCGGCCGTACCAAAAAGTTTAAACAAGAAAAAGAGGTCGTTTATCCTACCATCTTTCGCATGAAAGAAGGAACAGAGGAACTCGACGACCCCTTCGGGCAGGCGGAATACGCCTACAGTTTAATTGAAATGGAGGTGAACAAGAATGGCAGTCAGTAAAAATGTCACCGTGATTCCGGCAAGAAAGCATACTCGCAAGAGCAAGGATGAAGAAAAACCGAAACTACGCGTTGCTGCTTACTGCCGTGTTTCCACAGACAGCGAGGAGCAGGCTACCAGCTATGACACACAGATTGAGCATTACACCGCCTACATACAAGGGCACCCCGACTGGATGCTGGCGGGTATTTTTGCGGACGACGGTATTTCCGGTACCAATACTAAGAAGCGTGAAGAATTCAACCGCATGATTGACGAGTGTATGGCCGGCAATATCGATATGATCATTACAAAGTCCATCAGCCGCTTTGCGCGAAACACGCTGGACTGTTTGAAGTATATCCGCCAACTTAAGGACAAGAACATACCGGTCTATTTCGAGAAAGAAAACATAAACACCATGGATTCCAAAGGCGAGGTTATGCTCACAATTATGGCATCCCTTGCGCAGCAGGAAAGCCAGTCCTTAAGTCAGAATGTGAAACTGGGTTTACAGTATCGTTACCAACAAGGTGAAATACAGGTCAACTGCGCACGGTTCCTCGGTTACACCAAGGATGAGAATAAGCGTCTTGTAGTTGTACCGGAGGAAGCCGAAATCGTAAAACGAATTTATCGGGAATACCTTGAGGGTGCCAGTATGCTAAAGATTGCCCGGGGGTTAGAGGCCGACGGTATCCTGAACGGTGCAGGCAATGAGCGCTGGCACACCAGTAACATTAATAATATTCTACGAAACGAAAAGTACATCGGCGATGCTCTCTTACAGAAAACCTATACGGTTGATTTTCTCACAAAAAAGCGGGTCAAGAACAACGGCATCGTTCCGCAGTATTATGTAGAAAACAGCCATGAAGCCATCATCCCGCGTGAAGTTTTCATGCAGGTGCAGGAAGAGCTTATCCGCCGCCGAATTGTCCACACCAGTCCGAACGGAAAGACCAGAACTTTCAGCAGCAACCACGTCTTTGCTCAGATAATCATCTGCGGCAAATGCGGTGAGGTTTTTCGCAGGGTGCATTGGAACAACAGAGGTAAGAAGTCCATCGTCTGGCGCTGTGTCAGCCGGTTAGAAAACACCGGCCTATTCTGCGATGCCCGCACGGTACTGGAGAGCACCATCGAGCAAGTGCTAGTCACCGCCATTAATCAGACGCTTTGCGACAAAGACTCTTTCCTCACAACTCTACGGGATAACATCGCCACCGTTATAAATCGAGAAAGCGACAAGGCCTTGGCGGATATCGATAAGCGGCTGGAGGAACTGCAAACGGAACTACTGAAGCTTGCCACCTCTAATGCCGATTATGATAAAGTCGGTGATGAGATACACCGACTGCGTGACCAGAAACAAAAGATGCAGCTTGAAAGTGCTAACCGTGATGAACTCAAAAAGCGCATGGCTGATATGAGCGCATTCCTAAAAAAGCAATCCGCCGCCCTCGCTGAATACGACGAGCAGCTTATCCGACGGCTGATCGAAAAAGTCAGCATCTATGAGGATAAATTTATTGTGGAATTCAAGTCCGGCGTGACGGTGGATGTAAATAAATAAGCTAAAAATAAACAAGGCACCCTACGTTGTATAATTCTTGTAGAGTGCCTTGCCGT